CCCTCATGTGATTCACGCTCTGAGTGACCAGAGTAAACTGTAATACCCTTATCAAACTCAATGCTTTCGGCTTTTGCATTATATTTTCCTGCAAACCATTCAGACTTTTCAATTTTAGTTTTAAAACCTTTAAAGAAAACGTTCTTAGCCTGCTGAGCGTTAATAGCAACGTTAATAATATCAATAGCATCTCCAGAAGGTTTGCCAAAATATCGTGCTGGATCTTTAAGGCATAGGAGTTTATATACTATATATGCACAGGCTACTGTTGATGTAAAATCTTTTCCAGATCCCTTGCCAAGTTGCAAAATTATTTCATTTTTTGTATATTTTTTATAGTATTGGTTTCCTTTTTCAGGACCAAGAATATCTATAACATCTTCAATTCTATAAATTTGACTCATTGCTTCAACAATGTCGTATTGAATATCTGAAAGTGGTGGCTGTGCAAGATAGTGCTCTCCCTCAACAAAAGTTTTTGCATCTACAGGCATTTCCTCAAAGTTATTGTTTTTTAATACTTCAATAAAATCATTAAACATCGTGGACAACTGTAATTACCTCGCCTTCTTTTGCAATAGCAGAAAGCCGTTTCATAATAATATCTCTGACTTCTGGATGCTCAGATGCAATATCACGAAGAATCCCAACAAGAACCTCTTGTCGTTTTTCAATCTCAACCATCTCTTCGGCCAACTCTTTATTTTCAAGAAGGCCAGCCTTTTGAAGCATATCAATTCTTTTAGATTCAATATCCATAACAAGCTTAATTGCCGAAGTCTTAGCACTAAGGTTATTAGTCATAGAGGCTTCATCAATAACCTCGTAAGATTTTAAAATAAGTTTGCTGTAGTGTGCATCAGCACCAGCAAGTGCATCCTTGGCACGGGCACGGATAGCGGTGTTGTTAGAAGTTTTTTCTTTCCATTCATCAATGTATGCAACTACACGAACTCTTGGAATTGCTAACTCTTTTGAGATTTGTGTTGGATCACTACCTTTTAGATATTCTCCAACAACGTCATTCATAACGTCAAGATGCTTAACTAACTCTTCTTCAGTTGACATACTTGCCCTCTAGCCTATTGATTTCATCTTTAATATAAAAAATAGCTTTTTCAAGATCCTGAATGGTCTTTGATTCATCTTTAAGTCCCGCTCTCCAAAGGTACTTAAAAGCATTACCAATGTTAAAATTGCGGTGACGAGTAATTTCTATACACTCAACGCCAGAAGGGTCTGTCGTATAATGCTGTGGATGATTTACCTGATCAACTGTAATATTTAAATTATTGCTCATCATCTTCCTCCCACTCAAATGCTTCTGGCAAACCTTTTAGTGCTGTAAGAACATATGTTATTCCAACAGCACCAGTAATTCCTAAACCTATTAAAAATTTTTGCGCTTTATTCATCTTTTTGACTTCCTTAGTCCAAACTTAGCAAGATAGACATATACAGTCTCTACTGTACAAGCACACTCTTTAGCAATCTCTTCAGGAGTTTTTTTATCCATAAGGTACCGCTTACGCATAAAAATCTCTGATGTATATAGTTTAGCAGCCATATTGTTATTTGTCAACTTCTTTTTCAGAAATGTCATAGTTAAACCTATCCGAGTTTTCCATGATCCACTTATCTTGATTTTCAACATCATATTTTCTTTCATTAATTATTCTATCAATTAAATATTCTTTTTCAAGGGTAAAGGATGGCTCGTATATTCTAACTCTATTGTTAGGCTGTATTGCAAAATTTCCATCATCTCTTTGTATGACATGGCCACACTTGTGGTCTGCAGGACTTTCAGAATATCCATCATCTAAAACATTTGTGTCTGGGTTATGCCAGTCTAATGTAAATAAATAGGTTCCTTTATGCATTGTCTTTGTTCTATCTATATAAGACATTCTTAGGTTTGTTAGATTTTCAAATCTTGTTACAGCAATATGATGACTAAAAGAATTCCATAAAACTAAATTATGAAGATCAACTTCTGGAATTCCTGGCTCTGTGCAAAAAGCAGATATTGGAAGTCTCCACCAAAGGCCACCATCTGGCATCATGATATGAAATAATGGGCTTCTAGATTTTAAACTTGAAACGCCAAAGATTACGCACTCAAAGTATTTATCATGGCTATCTTGATGATTGCGTAAATAGTTTCCTCTTACATAACAATTTATCGGTGGTATGTTTGCATTTAACTCTGGCATTATGTATCTTTCCTGTTTACTGGGTCAAGTCTATCCCAAAACCCGCCAGGATTTCCTTGATATATTTGACCAGTCTCTCTGTCAAGCAACAACCATTTGGTTGGAGACAGAGTGTGAATTAATAAATCAACTGGTTTATCTTCTTCTTTAAAAGAAAAACTATCTCTATCACTCATTATAATGTTGCCTTATCCCAATTTTTAATTGCCCAATGTCCAATCCCGCAAGCATCTGCAACATCGTTATCTGTAATTATTCTATCATAAACAGTATTAATAAATTTAATTGTTCTTTCCTTGCGTAACATTCTCTCGTATGCTTTATACCAAGAAACAGATTTACCAGGGTTTTGAGAACGAATCAAAAGTTGCTCATCTTTAGATATTTTTTTATTTCCAATGTAGTTTTGCCATGTTATTGGAGAAACTCTACCTATAATTTTAGTTCCAGATTGCCCTGCTGCACCAAGAATAGCCCCTTGAACTAGTGCAAGATCTGCAGCAGTCTTGGGACTATTCATAAATACAGTATGCTCTATTATTATTGACTCAAAACTACCATAGTAATCAACAAATGCTTTTACCTTCTGGCCAGCATCCATAACCTTTTCATATATATTACTACCTTCAAAATAAATTTTGCCAACCGAACCAAGAGACTGTTCTTTAGTATTAAATATGGCAAAAGCAAGGCTAGTAGTACTAGCATCAATAGCACAGATGTTTCTAGGCATTGCTTCTATTCCCCACTTATTCTTGCTCATACTCAATAAACCCTTTCAATTCTTTAAGCATTTTATCTACTGCCTTTTTGCTAATATTACAATTAGAGCAAAATCCAGAGTCGTTGTAGATTGAAAGATCAACATCACAACCACCTAAGCATTTTCTTATTTTGCCAACTCTTTTTTGTCTACGAGTAATTTGATACCGCTCTGCAATTTTTTCTCTTGTAGCATCATCTCTACACATTTCACTGCAGTAAATCTGATAAGACACTTTTGGCGTGAAGTATGTATCACACTTATTACAAAGTTTCAACTAACTTCTCCATTGATTTAATCTTAATTGTTCCATCTCCAGCATCTGAACATGCTTTCTGAATTGGACAAGTCTTACAAATCTTAGAGTTAGAACGATAGTTTTTTGTTGGGAGAGTTCTGTCAACCCAGGCTTGGCGTACTTCACGCATCCACTGAAAAGCATTCTCAATCCACTGACGATAGTTATCATCAACTTCTACTGGAAGGATAAGAAGTTCGTGATTGTTTTTATTTTCATAAATAAGAACGCCCTTCTTTTTTCCTAAAATTTTCATATAAATAAGTAACTGGATAAGGTGGCCCGTCTTTGGCTTCATTGAATTCTTGCGATATTCAAATCCCTCATTAAGCATTGTTTTAATTTCTCCAACAATTTCTTCACCTTCCCAGTCAAGCATTACGTCTCCGTAACCAAAGATCGGAGGGTCATCATAACGAATTTTAAATTCGGTAGTTGGATTACCTTCATCGTCTTTATAAACCTTTACAATGCCAGCACCGATCATTGCATCCTGAATTCGAGCATGGGAAAGAGTTCCCGCAGTCATATTAGCAGCACCATAAGCATCTGCATTATCCTCAAATGTTTGTCCATCAAATGCCAAATACCAATATCTTGGGCATTCTCCATGAGAGTATGCAATGGTAGATGGAGCAAATGTTTTCTTTGTTGTAAATTTTGGACCACGATTGACAACATAGCCAGATCGAATCTTCTCTATTAGGGCATCTGAGTCTAGGATGTTATTTTTCCTAGAGACACTCTTTATCATTACTTCATGCAATAAATTCTTAGTCATTATATTCCTTTGTTTTATATAAGTATACCAGGTTAGCGCATGATGTATTTAAGTGCTGATACCAAGTTGTTAACTGCTTCTGCTGCTGTGTAATATATGTTTTTCTTTGCCCGATTATTTTTATCAACATTTGCCATCCAAGTAGCTTTTAGTGCTAACTTTCCTGCAATTGCCTGAAGTCTAACAATTTCTATTGCTGCAACTGGCATGGGAATATCTGGCTTAATAATTAACTTAGCAATCATTGTGAGTGCTGTAGTTAACTCTTCATCTTCCATAAAGTCGGCAATCTCTGCCAAACCATTAACCATATCTAATGTTGTATGCTGTGGACCTGTTTCCGTCATTTTATTCCCCCTCTACTAGTTGTTCTAACATATCTAATTCAATTATAGCAAGTCGTACCTTCTGTGTCCCCTCGCCCAAAACAATAACAAGTGCTGGATCCATACTTTTCTTTAGAGCATCTGTTACTACCTTTGCCCATACATCTTGATTTAAAGTAAAAGATTTTGAGCACTCTTTAAAATCTAAAACAAAATTGTTCCATGAGGCATCACCTTTGGTATTATTTCTACCAGAGTTCTTGTGCTGTTTGGCTCCAAGTCTTTTAGATTCTGATCTTTCACTCACTTTTAAAGTCTGCTTTCTTTTTCTTTTGAGGTAGAAGATTGACTTTAGATATATGCTTGCTGCTACACATCCAGGTTGCATCCCCACTTTCTGGCCAAAACCTTAAAGACAAAACCTCTTCGTGACACTTTTTACATGGAAATTTGCCAGGAAATATTTTAAAATCAGCCATCAGATAATTTCTTCTTTAAGGATTCCTGTAGATTAAGATCTTCTTTTACACGAGCAATAAATCCATCACGTCCTTGTACTTTTGTCCCATCTTCAAGCTGATACCATGCGCCTGTTCTATTTACTAGTCCTGCAGACTCTGCGGTGTCAACTAAATCTCCAATAGAATCTATCCCCACTTCATCCCCTCTAAAATAAAAATCATATTCGCCTGATTGAAACCCTGGAGAAGTCTTAGAGAACTGCAGTTCCCAACGAATCTTTCTTCCAACCTTTTCTTCAATCAACTTATCACCAATCTTAATCTTGCCTTTGATTGCTTGATTATCTGATTCTGATGAGAACAATTTAATAACTGTTGACGAATAAAACTTGGTAGCCTGCCCACCTGTTGGTTGCTGGCTTGTATACATTGCGCTAATATTGTTTCTTGATTGTGAAATAAGAACAAATAGCGTTGGCTTAACCTTATTGTTAGAATAGTTAATCATCTTCCAAGCATTACTAAAGTCACGAGACTCAGCACCAATCTGCTTAGTGTTTTCTAACTGCTTAAGTTCATCAGAGTCTTTCTCAAAATAAATTGCGGGAAGCAAAGATGTAATTGAGTCAACAACAACAATATCGACACCAGCATTAATAAGATTAGTTCCAACATCTACCATTTCATTAATGGTTCGAGCCTGTGAGTAAATGAGTTTAGAAGAGTCTACGCCAAGGCGTTCTGCCCAAACCTTATCGTATGACATTTCAGCATCAATCCATGCACAGATCTTTCCTTCCTTCTGTGCTAGACCTATCATCTGAAGGCATAGAGAGGACTTTGCAGAGGACTTTGAACCCCAAACCAACACTTGCCTGCCATAGGGCAGTCCGCCTGCCAAAGCACGGTTCAAACCAAAACTAGGTGTGGCTGCATATTCTGTTGGAGGTACTGAGTCCCCAACCATAATAGTCTTACGCAACTTAGGGTTAAGTTGTGCTAATACTTCTTCCATTGTTACTGACATTAAAATCGTACCCCGTGTTTTTCTGGACGAGTTTTATTAAACTCTACCTTTTCTCTTAGCGCATGATCAAGTGATAGCCTTGTGTATCCTGCTTCTACCACTCCAGCATACAAATCTAGTGTACGAATTATAATATCTGCAAACTCTTTAGTGATTTCTTCTTCACCCTTATCTTTACGAATTGCTTCCATAACCTCAGTTACTTCAGAAACAATCATCATACATTGCTTTGCAACAAAAATATCATCTACAGCATCTGGCTCAGGCCAAAAACCTTTTTCAATTGCATTCTTGTGTAGTTCTACTGCCATATCGTCAAGCATTTATATCCTCCAGTGTTATTGTTCCATCTTTTGTTTTTCCAAAACTAAACTTGTATGCTTTGCCTTCTTCAATTTTCATATATGCTTTTGGAAAAGCAGTTGGGAAAACTGTAACAGTGTGAAGGTCTCTACTTATGTCTGCTAAGGTTAAGGTTGCCATTTTTTTACCAGCCTTAGTAACTCTTGGTTTAAAAGATACAACAAACATTTCTTCTTCTGTATACGGAAGTTGTTTATAACTTAAAAACTTTATGAGTGCCTTATCTGATCCTTTTATCTCATCAACAGGTATTGTAGATACAATCCTATTGTCACTTGCAAGAATAAGATAAGTACGACCAGTCTCAATATCGGTACCTTCATCATCAAATATACCGACGCTCCCAGTTTTGTCCAAAATTTCAACTCTCGACCATCCAGTTCCCCTTTTAATTGATTTTATCATGCCCATAAGAATAAAAGATCCTTTTTCTTCAAAACTTTCTGCATCACTAATAAATGCATAGTAGTGTGAAGGAATAGTAATATTAAATTCTGGAAGGTTTAGGTATTCATAGAGATGCTCTTTAATCTCATCATCATTGCGTGGATGATCAGAGAAGGTTGCTGCACCAACAACTCTTAGCGCTTGTAGAGCACGAGAGTTTACTCCGTTTCCTTTTGTGAATGTAAACTCTTCAAGTTCTTTGTAAGACTTAAAAGGCCGTGCTGCAATATATCTTTCTGCAATCGTGTCAGATATGAACTTAATAGCACTGAGTCCAAACCGAATACCCTTACCCTCAATTTTAAAATCTTTATCCGAATCGTTAATGTGAGGTAGTTTAATGCTGATACCCATTCTTTTTGCCTCAATAAGATATTCCGTTCTTCCATCTTTATCTTTTTCATTTTTTAATAGTGCAAACATAAACTCTAGCGGGTAGTGGTATTTGAGCCACGCTGTCCAATACGAGAGAGTACTGTAAGCAACGGCGTGGGATTTGTTGAACGAATACCCAGCATGCGCTTCAAAATCATGCCAAAGATCCAGAGCATCATTAGGGGCGATATACTTACTAGCACCACTAATGAAACGATCCTGGAACTCATTAAACTCTTTAGCATCTTTTTTCTTGCCAATGATCTTTCTAACTTTATCTGCTTCCGACATGGACATACCGCCAAGTTGTACGCATGCCTGCATAACTTGTTCCTGGTAAAGAATGCAACCATAAGTATCCTCCGTAAATGGTTTTAAGATTTGGTGAAGATAGTTGATATTTTGCCGACCATGCTTACGGTCAATATAATCTTTACCGATTGTGTTTGCTGCTCCTGGACGAACCAAAGCATTTGACGCAGCAAGTTCATTAAGGTTTTTTACACCCATCTTAATTAAAAGATTTGTGTATGGTGTTGCTTCACACTGAAACACACCCTTGGTGTATCCACTAGAAAGCATTTCATAAACATCTTTATCGTCCATATCAATAGATAATAAATCAATATCCACATAGTGATTTTCTTTAACCATATCAATAGTGTCTTTAAGTACGCTAAGAGTCTTAAGACCCAAAGCATCAATCTTAATTAAGCCAATACGTTCAGCTTCTTCCATGTCCACACCAACAACAGGAATACGCTCATCACTACCAGTAGAAGATCTTGTTTCCATTGGGGCATGTCTAAATATTGGCTCTTTTGCAGTAACCACACCAGCAGCGTGAATGCCAGTACCACGAATACGTCCACGTAATTGTTCTCCATAAACTTCTACCTCTGGATATTTCTCACGAAATTCTCTTGTTGATTTTGAACTACAAAAATCATCCCAAGTATCTACAGTTTTTAATACTTTGTTTACATCAGATAAAGGAATGTTTAGCACTCGTGAAACATCACGGACAATACCTTTTCCAGTAAACTCTAAAAAGGTAGCAATAGAAGCAACATGTCGGTACTGTCTAACTAAATAATCTTTTACCTCTTCACGACGAGTATCTTGAATATCTGTATCGATATCGGGGAAGTCATTACGCTCTGGGTTAATAAATCGGAAGAATAGAAGTCCATACTTTATTGGGTCAATATCTGTAATTCTGAGGGCATAGCATACAAGCGAACCTGCAGAAGAACCTCGTCCAGGACCTACAAGGATTCCTTCTTTCTTTGCCCAGCCAATCATATTTTGTACAACAAGAAAGTATGGACCAAAGTTTTTATTTTTAATAATCTCTAACTCTTCATCAAGGCGATCTAGGTACTCTTGCTTGTCATCTAAGCCACGAGTCTTCAAACCCTCAAGAGCAAGTGTCCTAAGTTCTTTATCTGGGTTCTTATACTGTACTGGTAAAAGGTTTAAACCATCTTTAATATCATAGTCTTCTACCTTGTTAGAAATATCTATAGAGTTGGTATACATGTCTTCTCGTACAATACCCTGGGATTCCATGGCAAACTTCATCTCATCATATGAGAGAAGATGAATGTCAAACTTGTTAAAAGACATTTGGCGATCTTCACCATACAAATAATCAAGACGATTCATCATACCATCTTGCTTCTTTGACTTTTCGTAGGTAGTATCTTTCTGCACCTTAGCGTGAGAGTTCATAAGTAACTTAAACTCTTGAATTTCTTTTTGTGATTCATCAACATGGTGACAGTCTGGAGTTACAACTGTTTGTATTTTAAACTCGTCTGCAAGATCTGCAAGTTGTTTGTTAACTTCGGCACCATTATGGGGCATAAGTTCCATATAGAAATCATCCGCAAAAACACGCTTGAACCACTCAATATGTTTCTTTGCTTGAGCATACTCTCCATGCTCTAGCGCTTTGGCAATGATACCGCTTAAACATCCAGATAAAACAATAAGCCCTTCGCTGTACTTTTCAAGAACTTCAAAGTCAAAGCGTGGCTTGTTAAAATATCCTTCAGTCCAAGCGATCTCATTAATCTTGTTTAGATTTTCTAAACCAATCTGGTTCTTAGCGAGAAGGATAATGTGGTTATAGACCATATCAGTTGGCTCAGTGCGTTCTGCCTTTGCCCTCTTATCGAATCTATCAACACAAAAATATCCTTCTACGCCAAGTATAGGCTTAATACCCTTTTCTTTAGCCATGCGATACATCTCACGATGACCAGATAACGTACCGTGGTCTGTGATTGCGATTGCCTTCATGCCTAAAGCACTAGCACGGTCAACATACTCTTGTGGAGTTGCTACGCCGTCAAATAGTGAGTAGTGGGTGTGTACGTGTAAGCCTACGTAACTCATCTACTACCAGTCTGTGTTTGTTGCAGATGTAGTAGTTGGACCATCAAAGCCTAGATAAAAGGCTTCTTGTTCTGCATATGGAATCTTCTTTAGTGCTGATTCCAATGGAAACGGTTGAATGTCTCCCCAAACAAATGGCTCTTTGTCAGGTGCTGATGGAATAAGTGTGTAATTAGTTTCAGTTCCCTGACCATTACGCTTTAACTTCCAAACAACATTTGAAATACTGCCAGTCTCCATGGCGTATTCCTTGATTGTGTTAAATGATGATTGCTTGCTAATACCCATTGACCAGATTGCGACAAATGGTGCTTCTATTCCATCATCTACAAGAACGTTGCAATAGAAACGAAGACGTGCTCTCCAGCCAGCCTTTGGATCCTTGCGATGCATTTCTTCAGCCCAGTCACGGCCCTCTGTTTCCATTGTATCTACAGCCTTACGCTTATAGTCCTTTGGATTAGTGTGTTCCTTAACAACTAGAGCAAGACCACGAGCTTCATTATAATTGGCTGAGTCTTCATCTAGTTCTTCAATAAAGCGAATCTTTACTGATTGACCATCGGCAAGCTTTAGCCACTTTACCTTTGGTGAGTTTTCGTCATACTTTGGCTTGTCGAGCAGGGCATTAATATTTTTGAGTCCCTTTATTACGCTCATATATTTCTCCTTTTATATTTGTTGTGTTTTTTTTCGGTTGTACCCAAACTCAGAAATCATCTTTGCTGATTCATTCCAAGTTTGAGAATTTTCTTGTATTCCATGACCCTCTACAAGGCGATTGAAGAAATTAAATGCTGCACAAACAACAATTGCATCTTTTAATTCATCTTCAGAAAATCCATCATTGATGACTGCATCTACATCTACTCTTGTAATAGAAGATGGGTCTAGAGTTAATTTCTTTACATAGTCCAAAATTGATTTTAATCTATGTGAAGAATAGTTATCACTAAGAATATCATCTATCTCTGTGGCGTTTGCACCGACAGATTCTGCAAAAACTTTATGTGAGCCAGTACAAAACTTACACTTATTTAGACTAGAAGTAAAAGTTGCAATAATTTCTCTGTCTGCTGGCGATAAATAAGATTTTTCCCTAAGAATATTTTGTGCAAAATCTAACATTGGCATAAATCTATCAGGGTTTTGCATAAAGATATTCGAAATTGTATCCGTATCTTTTATTGAATCTAATAACATATTTTTATCCATTAATATACCTAACCTATTTTCTCTATATTCTAGTTTAGCATAGAGGATATAGACTTGTCAAACTGAAACTCTAATTGCTTAATAGTTTCATCATCCATATCTCCTATGTCTTTGTATTTTTTATCGATTGTAATTACCGTTATAAGAGAGCCAAGTTTTTCAATTAACTTGTCTTTCATGATTGCTCCAGCCTCATCGTTATCTGCAATCAGTACAACATTATTAAAGTACTTCTCTAGCAACTTAGTTTGTGATGCAGATACATTTGCACCCAGAGTTGCAACTGCTGGAAATCCTACTTGGTCTAAGCGAATAGCATCAAAAGATGATTCCACTACATATACAACACTAGATGTTTTAACTCTGTGCAAGTTAAACAAGATTTTACTCTTTGGTAATCCTGGGGTGTTCTTAAACTCTTTTCCTTCAACTGTTCTTGCAACAAAGCCAAGGCATAATCCATCTGGAGAGTGCATTGGAACGGTTACAGAATCTTGCTTTTCAGAGTAGCCTAGGTCAAACTTTTGGACAGAATCTTTTGTAATCTTTCTTCCTTCAAAATACCTAATTGCTCTTGGAGATTCTAAAGCTTGCTTGCTTAATCTTTTAATAAGTAGTTCGTCATACTGAACAAAATCAGGTGCAGCATACATTGTTTTATTAACAACATTTTCAATGTTGGTCTCTGTTTCTTTGCTTTTAATATAGCGAGCAGTTTCAAAATAAGATCTGCCAGTTACGAACATAACAAACTCTTCAAGGTTTTTGGTTGTTTGGCATCCAAAACAAAAGAACAGTCCGCTATCTTTTGCTACTTCTCCTGCAGGGGTTCTGCTGTTATTATGGTATGGGCAATAAATAATAAAGTCATTGCCAAACTCTGCTTCTATATCAATACCAGCACCGTTGATAACTCTGCGGATTTGCTCTTCACTATATAGATTACTTGCCATCTTCAAAATCCTTATAACGGTAATAACCCTTGTCAAAATCTACCTGCACTAAGAAGTCACCCATAAAACCATTACGATTCTTTCTAAATACACACTCAATTACATCGCTATTTACTCCACGACCTAGTGCTAGAAGCCAGTCAGCATCATAAGAGATCTGTCTTGACCAAGCAGTTTGTCCAAGTGTTGGAGGTGTGCTTAAGTCTTTTACATCATCGGGGGTAGCAGATGAGATAGCAATAATAGGTACTTCTTCGCTAATAGACATTAGTTTAAGTTCTCGTGAAAGGTTCTTCATCTTTACCGTTTCATTATCGGCACGTTGGTTAGGACTCATAAGTTGTAGATAGTCAACCACAACAAAGTCTGGCTTGTACTGATCAATCTTTCCACGAATAACGGAAGGGGTTACTTCTCCACCAGAGTCATTGGAGATGATGTGAAACTCTGGACGACCTGCAACCTTGTTAGCATGCCACTTGCGAAGCATATCAATCTCTACTTCGCCATTACTTAGTTTGCGATGTGACCAAAGGCCTTCGCCCATAATTGCAAATACACGGTTACGAACTTCTGTCTCACTCATTTCAAGAGAAATAATCATAGGTGACTTGCCTTGCTTCCACGCTTGTACTGCAAAGTATAGCGCCATCCAAGACTTACCAATTCCTGGGTAAGCAAGGAATACGCCGAGTTGTCCTGGCATGATTCCAGCAGGTAGGTAGTTGTCAAACCCTGGCAAACCAGTCTTAATTCCTAGCGCACCAAGTTCATTTTGTTTCTGTACTCTTTCATAATATGCAACAGCATCTTCAAGATCCGTAGCATCAATGTCACGAATTGCAGCAGTATTCTTTTTAAGTTCTGAGGTTTTTGTAATAAGGTGTTCAAGCGCTTCTGTGCCATTACCACTTTGAACATCTCCTGCAGCAGAGCGGAGAATGTCTTTTAGGCTATCACTTAGGTATTCTGTTTGAAGTTCTGAAAGGTGATGCTTGGTAGAGCCGACTCCAGGTACTGGCTCAAAGTCACGAAACTTTTCTCTTACTAAATCTGCTGGTGGAAGGCATTGGTTATTTTCTGAATACAAACGAATAAAGTTCCAGATATCATTATGTGTCTTTAGTAAATTTTCAACATTTGCTTGAAGTAATACGTGAATTTGTTTATCTTCTAATACTGCGGTAATTACTTTTGCCTCTGTATTATTCACTTAACCACTCCTTAGCCATTCGTCTGCGTTCTGCTCTGTCTTTTTTGTCTTGTTCTACTTCTGCTTTACCGTTTATAATTTTTTCCATATTGTATGCAAAATAATTCCAACTTGGCTCTTGTGCTATAGAAAAATAATATTCAAGAACATCATAGCATTCAGATACTCCATAGGATTCAACAAGAGCATCTGCAGCCCATTGTTCTACGTTAAGATTCATGTTAGACTTTTGCTCATATCTTTGCAGATATAATTTGTTAAATCTACTGAGCAAAGCCATTCGGTCTTTGCGGTCAGCCATTAGTCTTCAGAGGCCTCTTCTTGTGCTTCTTTAATCTTAGCCGTAAGCTTATCTTCTACAAACTTATAAACACGCTCAAAAGCCTGATCTACTGTCTCTCCACTGCGTGTACTATCTACAACGCCTAAGTCAAGCCTTAGAGACTGGAAGTTGCCCAAATTAAGAGTATATCCTAAAGTTACATTTACTTTTGTTGAATCGTTTTCCATTACCCACCCATTTCATAGTTTTAAATACTTTCAGACCAGACTGGTATGAACCTGCCATCTTCTGTCTTCGTATATGTAAGTATACCGTCCCCCATTCGCCGTGTCAACTCTTGGCTTGTAGGAGTCATGTTATTTGTTATTAATTTATCTTTTCTTGGTTGTCCAATATGTATACTTGCAAGTATAGCACGAATTTCTTTTACATGGTCTTCAGAGTAGTAGGCTCTTACTTGCCATCCCCTTTTTCCCTCAAAGCTTGATCCAACTGGTGCAGGAATCATTCCTCGTTTAATTAAATCTGGAATATACTTTCTATGCCTATTGACAAGTTTAGCAGTTTCTGCTACAGTATATGCTCTTTGTCTATTTCTTCTAAAGTCTGAACGAAGGCACGTTTCAAGTCTATCCTTTGTAATATTATAAACAGTTACCATACCAGTAGATCTTGAACTATGATACAGTCTTACCAAATCACCATTAAGAAACCAAATCTTTTGGTTACCCTTAATTATAGGCTCACGATTGTATTCTTCGCTCTGAATCTTTCCTTTTGTAGTAGCCATTTTCCTTCCTGACTTTCTGTGGGTGGATGGTAGAACTTTCTATTCCCGCACATTATGCAGAATGTCTCTATATGGTCTATGTTAGAAAATTGTCTATCAATAAACATTCTTCCATTACATTTTTTACAAATTAGCAATTTCCCTCATCTTTTAGATTATTTTTGCTCTTTTGAGGCATCTGTGTGTGCCATCATTGTTTTTTCTTTTTGTTCATTTTCCGCTATAAGATGCGTTAAGTCTGCCCGAATAATAGCAATCTGGGTTTCATAATTAGAAACAAGGTCTCCAATTCTTTGTTTTAGTGCTGTTATAATTAATTCTGATTTATCCATATTTCCTCCTATTTAATTATAGCACAGGAAAGATGATATAATTAAATAATGAAAATAAAAGACTATACAAGCCCAAACCTAAGAATTATTGAAGATTTTGTACCCAAAGAAACTTGTGATTGGTTTATTAACTATGTTACTAATCAAAATCTTTGGTCTTTTAATAATGCCCAGCCCCAAGCATTTCCAGATGGTAAAGACTATGAGCTTGTATCTAAGCAATGGGACAATAGAAAAGTAGAGTTTAACTCTCTTTATTCATCTAAACAGCATGCAGAATTATTTAAACAGATATATCCTATAATGAGATCTGCAAAAAATGAAGTATCTGATTTTTTTAATATTGCTGAAAACTCTTTTCAATTAGAAAGCTGGGAAGCAATTAGGTGGTATCCTCCATTTCACCAAGGGCCACATATAGATTATATTGATCCAGATTTTGATAGATCTAAACTGCCTCAAGATTACGACTCCTCATTTTTTACAGAAGATGAAGAATCTCTTTATAGGCGGCATTGCACTACAAAAAATTATACCAGTATGCTATATATGAATGAGGATTTTGATGGAGGGGAATTATTTTTTCCATATCATGATAATTTTCAAATTAAACCTAAGCCTGGAATGCTGGTAATTTTTAGTGGGAATATTTTTAATCCTCATGGAATTAAAGAAATAACAAATGGTACTAGATATGTTCATACAGCCTTTTGGTCCAAACACCAACTACCAGGATTTCCAGTGGGTTTTAATGATAATGCTGGAACACTAGACAAGTTCTGGGAATAATCTAGACTCTTTCCACTCTCTCCACCATTGAATATCATTGGGGTTCATATCTCTTGGATTTTTATGTAGTGTTGGGAAAATATATCCATTCCAACTATATGGACCATCTTGAACATACTTGGTTTCTCCAAAAAGTTTTATATCACTCTTTATATTTCTTTGTATATAACCGCTAAAAGTGCTTCCTTGGCTTCCAATAAAATCTTTTGAATAATGCATAACTAGATTACATAAAAGACCAAAAGAAACTTCATCTGTAAATTTAAATTGTAAAAAATCTTTATAAAAATTTTGAGATATGTATTCTTCTAGAATAATTCCTTTTAATTCTTTTACAACCTCATTAGATGGATGATCTGTGGCTATAACTAAATTTGTTGCCTGATCAAGCATCTCTATGCCACTATGTATTTGATTTTTTAGTGGATAGTCAAATTGATTATCTGTTAACCTAATGTGTGCTCCAGAAAAATCTCCTATTGATTTTGCTATTTGTTCTGCTAATTCATAGTACTCTTTTTTAAATTTTACAGAATTAATTCCAAAATCTATATCCTGTGTTCTATTCATAAAGTATGTTGAATACCACCCTATTGTGCAGGTTAGGTTGATTGAATTTTCCATTTTATTTCTACCTTGAGAAAAATATTTTTCATTTGATATATCTTCTGAGCAATTAATAAAATATCCTCTATAGTTTTGGGCATCTTCTATATTTAATTTATCATTTATAAAATCTATTTTGGAGTATGGAGAGAAATCTAATAAATCTGTAATTTTAGGATTATTTGAATCATCTACAAAGGATCTATTGTTAAACCATTTATTAGAAGAATAAATTCCAATTGATTTATCATCAAAGTGTGGGTTTTTTGGATTAAGAACATTATGGATAATTAAATCTTTTTTAAAATAATAGGATAGTCCAATAGCATTTTCCAAACTAGAAACTTGATTAAAAAGCCCAGATGGATTATATAGTTCAAATATTATACTGTTTTTAAAATTTGCTGAATCCATTTATAAGTTTCCTTTAAACCATCAAAAAGATTTTCTTTTGGTGAATCATTTAATATTAATTTTATAAGATCATTATCGGATGTTCTGGCATTTACACCAATAGGTCCAGGAATATAAATCTTTTTTAATTTTTTATTATCAATTAAGCATATCATATCAACTAAATTATTAATAGATATTGACTTTGTTGATCCAATATTCACGGGATTAAAATATGTCCTATCTCTGTAAAATCTTTTTGTAAATTTTATACATTCATCAATATATAAAAATGATCTTATTTGATTTCCATCTCCCCAAATTTCTACAGAATCTTTTGCTTGTATAACTTTTCTGCATATGGCTGCTGGCGCTTTTTCTTTTCCACCATCATAAGTTCCTAAAGGACCAAACACATTGTGGTATCTTCCAATTTTATTTTTCATTCCATAATCTTTATTATAAGCCAAATAAAGTCTTTCACTAAAAAGTTTTTCCCATCCATACTCTGTATCTGGGGCTGCTGGATAAGCGGTATCTTCTTTTGTTTTAATATTTTTTGGATCTATTTGATTATATTCTGGATAAATGCATGCCGATGAGGAATAAAAAATTCCTTCTATTCCTATCTGTAGGGATCTTTGCAATATATTTAAGTTAATTAAAGAGGAGTTAGTTAATATAGATGCATCATGATCTTTGCTTATATATCCTATTCCACCCATATCTGCAGCAAGTTGATATACCTCATCAAATTTTTGATTTAAAACACTATCTACTACTTGCTTATCTCTTAAATCTCCAATAATAAAAATATCTGCATCTGACTTTGAAAATTCTGGGTACTTTATATCTACTGCTTTTACAATAAAGCCTTCTTTTTTTAATGATGAAACAAGATGATTTCCAATAAATCCTCCACCACCAAAGACTATTGCAGTTTTCATAGCTTGTTGTTTTTGGCCCAATCTTCTTCAGATATTTGATTTCTTATTACAGAAATATAAGATGGGCCTTTTGTAAAAAACCAATGATCTGGTTCTGCAAAATGAAAAAAAATCATAGCAACGTTGTTATTTTCAGGATCTGGAAAATCTTCCCGCCAGTGTTCTTGTTCATTGCCGTAATAGGCCAATGCTTCATTTGGATTTAAGGTATATGGATTTCCTTCAACATATAAATCCCAAGATTTTTTTTGATATAAACACATATCTATAGTGTATGTGCATGCATTATCATCTTTGTGTTTATGAAGTCTTGCATTTATACCCTCATAATGAGAAAATAAAACATATGTTGGCAATAGACTGTCACTATTAAATAATGAACGGGCAAGAGGGGTTATCATATATGCATAATTCTTTAATTCTTTAATTTGGCCATCTGCAACAATCCATCTTGAAAACCCTTCTTCATAGCTAAATGATTTTACATCATTAAACAATTTTCCAAGATTTAAAAAATCATTACTATTAAATAAGTCTTTTATTACTACAGGATTTTTATCTGTCATTACTCCCACCATCCAACTATAGCATATCTAGTTCCAGATATAACTGGGTGGACTATATGATTATAAACATAGTTTGATGGAAAAAATATTGCCTGATTTGCTTTTGGTTTTATTTTTAAGTTAAATCTAGGAAACTCAATCTCTCCACCCTCATAGCCATCATTTAAACAATAACTCATAGATATTGTTCTTTGAAATTGCTTTGAATCATCGTAATGATTAACAAAATGATTACTTTCTGTATATTTTAAAATTTGCCATCCTTCATTATTAGACCAGTGATGTGCAGAAAAATCATTTTTATATAAATCTAAAAATGGTAAGATGTTTTTATTTAAAAAACTATGAACTTCATATCTTGGGCCAAATTTATTAGATTCATCTAATGAGTCACATCCTGTTAAAGAAATTACTTGGCAATCTCTTGAAGACTTTGAAACTTCATGTTTTGCATCTTTGGTGCCACCACTTTGAAAGGCTTGTCCCCAAGACAAAAATCCTAAAGATATTGATGTTTCAAGATCAAATATAAACTGATTTGGATTTTCTAAAATATTTTCAAAAGAAATTATTCCAGGAGCTAATTCTTTTTTTTCTATTTTTAAACTATTCATCATATAAGTATATCATTAGTCTCTAGAAAGTACTAAAGTATGGTGGGTAGTAGAAGTATGGCGAAGGAGCTACAGGTGTTGGAGTAGGTGCAGGAGCTACAGGTGTTGGAGTAGGTGCAGGAACAGGCGCTACAGGTGTAGGTGTAGGGGTTACAGGTGTAGGTGTAGGGGTTACAGGTGTAGGTGTAGGGGTTACAGGTGTAGGTGTAGGGGTGCTAGGAACTGTAATGGTGTTTGAAAGTGCTGCAGATCCAGAACCTCCGCCATTAAAAGCAGTAACGTAGCATCTAACCTGTTGTCCACCATATCCTGAAACACTTGCTGAAGAAGAGTCAGAACCAAAAGATTCCCACTCAGTTGATGAATTATTGTATACCTGCCAAGCATAAACATATCCTGTAGGAGAGTTGCTCCATGTTCCAGTTGTAACACTTGCTGTTGTTCCTGACTGGCTTACAACTGGGGCTACAGAGTTAACTGGAACAGAGACTGTCACAGGTGTAGGGGTTACAGGTGTAGGGGTTACAGGTGTAGGGGTTACAGGTGTGGGGGTTACAGGTGTAGGTGTCACAGGTGTGGGAGTTACAGGTGTGGGAGTAGGTGTGCTAGGAACTGTAATGGTGTTTGAAAGTGCTGCAGATCCAGAACCTGCACCATTAAAGGCAGTAACATAACATCTAACTTGTTGTCCTCCATATCCTGATACGCTTACTGAAGAAGAATCAGAACCAAAAGATTCCCACTCAGTTGATGAATTATTGTATACCTGCCAAGCATAAACATATCCTGTAGGAGAATTAGTCCATGTTCCTTCTGTAGTAGTTGCTGTTGTTCCAGATTGGCTTACGACTGGCGCTAAGGTGTTGACTGGAACAGACACTGTTACAGGTGTAGGTGTCACAGGTGTAGGGGTTACAGGTGTAGGGGTAGGTGTTGGAGTTACAGAAACTGTAATGGTGTTTGAATAAACGCCTTGACCTATTGCTGCGCCATTATAAGCAGTAACCAAACATTTAACTTGTTGTCCAGCAAATCCTGAAAGATTAAGTGAAGGGCTGTTTGAACCTTGAGATTCCCATTCGGCCGATGAAGTATTATATACTTCCCAAGCATAGTTATAGTCTTCAGGAGTAGGTGTCCATGTTCCAGTTGTAACATTTGCTGTTGTTCCAGATTGGCTTAGAACAGGTGCTATAGAGTTAACTGGAGTAGCAGACGTATCTTGTACTGTAAGAGTATTAGATTCTTTTACTGTATATGCCTCAGATATACTAGCTGTAACATAACATCTAATAGACATTCCATCGTAGTGATCATTAATTAATGAAAGTGTTGAAGATGTGGTGTTTCCACTTGTTGCATAGCTTGCAGAAATAGGCAACCATGTTGAACCTTCACTATTATATTTCCACTGGTATGTAATAGTTTCTTCTGGGTCTGACAACCAAGTTCCACTAGTAGATGAATATTGTCTATTTCCTATCAGAGTAATAAGTGGAGCAATAGTATTAAGTGGAGCAATAGCAGAAGATCCTTTAGTATTTATATACATATCAACAATTTTTCTCCAAGGATACTCTGCTGGATTACTTGGGTCTGGAGTGGTTGCACTATAAACAACAAGAATATCTCCTCTAAGAGAGGACGGGTATTCTAAAATATTTCCTGCAGTACCTGTACTAACATTGCTTACACTTGCAGTGTATATATTTCTTAGTCCCCCAGATCTGTAGGCACCTAAAGCTGACGGAGATGTTGATGGCAATGTTGCAGTTGTTCCAGTTGATGAAAGCGCTGCCGACCTTGCTACTTCAACGTGCCTAGTTGGATCACCTAAAAACAACCTTCTTGCATCTGCTTCTGCCCCAACAACTGTATCTGTTCTTAAAACATACCTTGAAACTGATCCAGCACTTCCTGTAATATCGTAAATAGAAAAATCTGTTCCATCTATAGTATTTATTGCATATTCTCCAACTGTAATTCTTCCAGAATTTCCAATATTAATATCTGCAATTCCTACTGCAGTTAGCCCTGATTCATTAATGTTCCACCCCATGGTTATAGCATTGTTACTATAAGTACCAAACCCACCATCTCCTGCAATTATTTTTCCTGTAATTTCTGCATTTGTTGCAAATACTTTACCTTCAAGGTTTACTCTAAATGGTGCTGTTCCATCAGGACCATTACTTCCAGACCAAAATACATCATCTGTAGCAAGAATTGGGCTATTTATTCCTGCTGTCTGATTCTCAATATTATCATTTGATACTGATATATATCCTTCTGTTGAGTCTAGTGATATAGTTCCTTCTGGATCTTCTAAAGTACCCTTTACTTTTTTAATTTCATTTGAATTGATGGTCCATCCACCAATGTTTGCAGAATTGGTTGTTAATAAACCACTTGCACCAGCTATAGTTGTTTGTCTTAATGAACTACCAGATAGTCCATTAGAAAATGTAATTCCATCATCATTTAATATATACCCTGCTCCAGAAAGTGTTCCGCCACTAATAGTTCCTGAATATAAAGACCCTCCAGAAATTATTCCAACATTGCCAGCAAAGTATCCCCCTCTTGCAGTTATATCTCCATCAATTACAAATGTAGATCCATTCCACTCTATATAGTTTGTTGTACTTCCGCCTACCTTTAATGAGGCAGATTGTGCTGAGTCTATGTACCAATAGTTATGTGCGTTAAATACCAAACCTCTTTTACCAGTATCTACTCCGTACCCAAATTTAAATGTTCCCGTATCAGTTCCACTTACTCCTGCTTGAAAAAATCCTGTGGTTGAAACATTTGTTCCTATAAAAGGAGTTCCGCTAATTGCAACATTTGATCCAGCAACGTAAGAAGTAGATGTGTTATTGTATTCATCATATGTGGCAACTGCAATTTGATATGTTAACCCTGCGCCTAAACCAGATAGTCTATATGCAGTTCCAGCACCAGGTGAGTTAGCATAAGAGTAGGATGATTCTGGGGTTGTTATTGGTCTATATCTTATTCTGTATCCACGAATACCGCCAGTTGTGACGGAAGCCCAAGAAATATCCGCATAACCATTAAAGCCAATCGTTCCAGTACTATCTAGTCCACCCGAAGTTGTAACTGTTGCTACATTTGCAGGACCTTCTGTATCTACTGTGACTGGACTTATTGGTGTTATTTTTTGTGCAGCAGAAAAAGCAGTATATACTCCGCTATCTGAAGAAAACCTTGCCTTTACCCATCTAGAATTTGTGTTTAAAGTAATAATATTTGCTGGAGAAACACTATTAAAATAAACTCTTGAATATGCTACTCCTGTTGGCTCTGTAGATGCGCTTGATTCATATTCAACAATATCTATTGCATCAAATACAGACTCGGTAGGCACAGTGTATGCCACATTGTATCCACTAGAAGCTGCGGTTACTGTTATGGTTGGGGTAGGAAGGTTTAACACATATGCTGGTATTGAAGTGTCACACACATTGCTGCTTTTATTATAAAATGAATCTATAGCATAAACACAAACACTTGTTATTGATGTTCTAAAAATTCCAAGTGTTGAACGGTTTAAAGATTTTGTTAATGTTAAGGTTTGTGCTGTTTGAGATCTGTTTGGAATAAAAGATCCGTAGGGGGTTTGTCTTGTTACTCCATCTGCTGTTATTTCTAACACAAACTCTGTTATTGTAGCGTTTAGCTGGTCAGCATAGTCCCAGTCAAAATTTACAACTAGGTCTTCGGGTGAAGATAAAGACCAAGTAGCGACAACGTTTGTTACATCTGTTGGAACAATTGCTTCAAATCCAACATTAATTGCTGGCCCCCCATTTACTGGGGCTGTAAAGTTTGCACCACTAGAGCCTGTATTGAGGTTTGATGCTCCACTCGGTGCATAAAAACTTGTACCTCCTGCATTTAAAGATTTTCCATCTAATCCAATTTCATCAATTGGACCACCAACAGTTGATTTAGTTAAAGCTTTTTGATACCAAGAAAGTCGTGGGTCATCAGTAGCAATAGGAATTGTGGGAACTCCTGCAATGTTTCTATTACTTGTATACTTGGACTCCACAATAGATTCCTTTTACTGAGGTCCGATAGCTATCCAGTTAACGTAAATTCTTCCGCCTAGTGTGCCCGAAGAATGTAAAGTATTTGTAAGTCTATAGCCAAAGCCAGTTTCTGTTGGATTAAAAACAGAAATATTAATCCCTGCATTGTTTGTCGGCATGGTCGTGTTTGAAAAAACAGCGCTTGCAGTAATAATTGGCTTTGCTTTAAAAGCTCCGACTCCTGTTGTTTCTGAAAAGCTTACAGCCCCTTCATAAAAATTTCCATTTTTAGTAAGGTTTGCAAATACCACTTCTTCTTTTCCAAATAATATTTTTTGAGTACCAACATTAAATTGCTGAGAAAAATTTTTAAGAGTATTCCAGTCTATAGAGTCTGTTGATTGTGCACCTTGTGAAGTAGTAATAGCGTCAATTTTAGCGGAGATATTGTTTATCTCATTGATTACTTTTTGCCACTCTGTAAGATCTAATATATTTGGGTTAGTTAGCTGAATTGTCATTTTTTTCTCCTATCATTAAATTATACCATACCTACTCTTCAAGCCTATTTAGCACTACGCTTGTTGATAGTCCATTTGAAAATGAGTGAGACACCGAAGATACCACACACTTTTCCTGAGTGATTCCTTTTAGATTATAGGTAAAAAGAATAACATCTCCTACCTGAATCAATGGGTTTCCAAATAAAGACAACCTTATGTCCTTAGAAAATCCTGTCATTCCAAACTCTATTATTTTCATAATTTTATAGGCAGCATCTTTTGACTGAATCCATCTACTGTCCATTTGCATAACTTCAGAGGCATTCCCCATGTCAAGTATTTTTTCTATAAGTTCTGGGTCAGAGGGGACTATGGCTTGATTTGTCCACATTGTAAAGTTAATAGCAAAGTTATTTACCTCATCGGCATCTTTTTTAATATAAACAATATGTGAGGCATTATTTGCTAAAGCAATTTTTCCACGGTGCCCGGTGTTACTGAGTGTGGAATATGAAACAGAGTATTCGTCAACTAACCTTTTTTGAAATTTTGCAGTTTTGTTTAAGTCTTGATAAGGAATATATCTCCACATATACTGAATGTTAGAATGCAATGCCGTAATTGCTGCTGGAGTTCCATACTCAACATCATAAATATTAATTCCATGAACTTCAGGTGTGGTTTGCATTATGTATGTTGGATATTCTAAAGCAATTGGTCTATTTTTAATTATTCCGTCTAAAAATTCTATATCCTGATAATAATAGTTTACGCTTCTTGATAGTAACTGTTTTGTTGTTGCATGTATTTCTAACAAAGATGCAGAATGAGTATTGCTTGAATCTAAGAATATAATTGATGGCTCAATTGCAGAAGGCATTGCTGGGTTGTCTGTTGTAATAAAACCAAAAGTTTTTGCATATGTTGAAAAAAGATCTACTGATGGATTTTTATATAAACCAGTTTTTGCATTAATGCCTAGTGGTTTATACCCAGTTCCTCTTGGATCATCAGGATCTATTTCTAAGGTGGTTGGAATTTGCCATCCAGATATGGAGATGCCATTTAAGTAAACCTTTATAATATTTACTGGAGATTCTTCTGTAGCATCTTCTCCATCTGATCCATCAGAAAGGTAGTTTACTACTTGCAAGTTAAAGGTGGTTGGCTTATAAAGTATTGGGCCGTTTGCGTCAAATACACTCTTGCTTGCAACAACAAGTGAATTTTCAACTATTTTTTTACATTCTCCAGTTACGTTAGCGTAGGCTACTGTATTAATATTTTGTTGGTCAATTCTAATAAGATACTCATACCTTGGTGGACTATATGCAAATTCAGTTAGTGGATTAGTTTTATTATATCTGACAAGGGAAACAGACAGTGATTCTTCATCTTCCCTAGGAGTATCAAAGGCTTCTCTGTCCCAATTATAAAATAGTCCTGCTTCTGTTGTGTCATTTTCTGGTAACTCAAATTTAACAGAGTAAGTTTGGTATCCTGGATCAAAGTGGGTATCTGGATAAATTAACATTTCCTTACCTGATAGATTAAAGCATTTAATTTTGTCTATACTTGGTAAGGCGCTGTCTTCAGCATTAGTATTTATAATTGTTGCTGAAGATTGAGCAGATGCACCAGATGTGTTAAAAGTAGCCTTTAAGTCTTTGCTAGCAAGAGTTGTTATTCTTTTGTGTTCAGAGGCGCTGGTCCCAAATAGTCCACGCTTAACATTTGTTATATTTCCAGTAGGAGAAACCGTTATGTCGTAGCCACCATTTGCAACTGCTGTGCCGCCAGATACAAAGGTTCCCTTTACTGGGCTTTTAATTTTAAATGATGTTGAAGTTCTTTGATAAACATATCCAGTAATATTATAGTTTGCTGGTAACACTCCAGTAACAGATACATAATCATATTCTTTAAAGGTATTATTTGCTGTATAGGTAATTAAATTTCCATCCCCTACAGCATTTGTAATATTTGCAGTAGAGTATCTTAAAGAAATTTGATGCTTTTTTATGAACTTATTTATTTCTGATTGTAATTCTAGATTGTTTTTAATGGACACATACTCTTCTACAAGAACGTTTGCTTTTGTAGTTGAAAGTTTATGCTCTTTATATTCAAAAGAAACTACCTCATTTTCTACAATAGCGTAACCATTTGAATCAGTATTATATGAATAAAAAATATTCGTTAAATCGGTTTTATTTAGATTTAAGGTTGTTGATTGCAGGCCTATGCCTTGATCAACATAATTAAAACCAAGAGCATCTGTTTTTTGTTGTTCCCATAGGATATCATTAGATGCTACATATATAGATGATGCTGAATTAGCAACTGCAGTAGACTGAACATTTTTTAGTGAAGGTGACTGTTTAATTTTTGGTTGTGTATATTTTATTGAAATCTTTCCTGGCTTGCTTTTATTTGATACTGCGTATCCTCCTTGAATAATGTTGTCGTCTGAAATATCCATTACGTGAGTTGTTGATGTTAGGATATCATGCAAGCTTTTAAATTTAATTATTCCGTATTCATCTACATATGCAGCAATTTGATATGGAATTAATGTCTCATTCATAAAACCAATTACTGTTGTATCTTTGGAGTACACAGAATAGTAGTAAAGATCAAAAGGCATTGCTTTGTTATTGCACACACTATATAAAGAGTTGTAATCATAATCGGTAAATCCAGATAGTTCTAGAATGTCTGATATGGTGTCAAAGGATGTTTTTCCGTTTACCACATAGTCAGAGGCTGGGACTGCTTGCATATATCTTATAATGTCATATCCTTGGATTGATATGGATGAAATATCTGTTTCATCCCAGTTGTCGGAGTAAAAAATTCCCGCTGGAATATATGTGGATAGTCCTGATGTAGGTCCTAAAGACTGAATAGAAAAATCCGATACTTTGTATCCAAGATATAGCTTTATTCCTTTTTTTAGCATTCCTGACAATACTGTTGGATAGTTATTATTTTGACTAGAGAATATAGGTATAATGTTATCCTGGCTAACAACTGGAATCCCCGATAAATTAACAGAAGCAGTATTAGCATTTATTCCTGATATTGGTAGATTGGTAGATTTAGAGTCTAAAGATTTATCAACTGACATATCCTGAACAAAATTTGACAAATCTATTTCAAGTCTTGGTGAAATTTCTACAACGTGCATTCTATTTACATCATTTAAAAAATCATTACTTGACGTATAACCTGAAAATGCTGAGTTTGTTGTTTGGCTAACCTGAGACACTGTAATCTTATTAATCGTTGTATATGTTGTCAATGATCCAGAATCCGTGAATACTGGGAGTTGAGAAGAGTTCCATTTTGTCTTTGTCCAAGAAGAACCACTCCAGTACAAGACAAGCATTCCTGTGCATACGTTTTCAGAATTAACTGGCATTTGAATTGTATTAGATCCATCAACAGATATTATTGATCCATTTAAATAAATATTGATTGATGGTCTTGTGACTATTGTATTAAGTTTAATAACTAACTTATTAACATAAATATTTTTTTCATATATTGCAGATATTGTCCTACTAGTTTCATCAGACACAAAATATTTAAATGATGAAACACTGCTTGCTAGTGCATTTTTTAATGCTGGAACATTTCCTGTACCCAGAATGGTTGATGGGTTTTGGGTAATTGAAGTGATTGGGGAATAGAATGGTCCAGCGCTTGCTGTATCGTAATTGTTTATTTTTCTATATGATGAGGGGAAAGAGAATATATTATTGCCAGTTGAAACGTATGATTCTCCTGGTCTAAAATTAGTAAAAGGTTCTTCTGTTGGCCATAAGGAATTATTTTGGTAGTTAAAATATGTTGTCTCATATATTTGAGGAAGGGTAAACATTACGACTGCTGTGTCGGTATCTGATCCACTTAGACTATTTGCACTTATTGTATAATCTAATTGTGAAAAGGTATCTCCATAACTACCCGCATATGTAACAATTTTTGTCCAGCCCAACGAACTTACTTCTTCTTGGCTTGACCCATATTGAAGCTCTGTTCCTCTTACGGAGATATTAATTAACAAAGGTAATGAACTATTTGTTTTAATGTAGGTAACAACTTTATAGGCATCCCCATTTAATCCTGTTGCAGTATATTTAACGGATCCCAATCCATCTGCCATTGTAAAACTTTTAGTTGTAAAATTTTCTTTTCCTCCAGTGGTTACGGAGGAAACGGTTCCACTAGTTAAAGTTGATGATATTGCAGAACCATCTCCTGCAACAGTTATATGTGGAGGATTAAAAAGATTTTGATTCCATTCTGCAGACACCACTGGTACTAAAGATATAGATTCGGACTCTAAAAAAACAGTATTACTTATATTATCTAGCATTATATTTCCGTAAATTCAATATTCATGTCTACATAGTCTGACAACTTTGTTCTATTGTTAATTGTTTTTGAAAAGTTAGTTATAAAAACACTATAGACCTTTGAACCATTTAAGGCTGATTGAAAATAAAAATTGTCTGGAACCGACCCAGTTGCTGGATCTACAGTAATTTCTGAAGTAATAACCTTTAGGTAAATGGGAATACCAACATTAGCTTTGTAAAAAGATTCAAGCCAAGCTGGGCCATGATTGCCATCAACACACTCTGAAGTCTTTGAAGGTACATAGTCCCAAGACGTAGAAATTTTTTCTTTTTTAGCAATAACGTATTTACGCATTTTACCATTAGCCATGCGTGATGAAGACTCAATAAGTTCTGGGTTATACTCTAGTGGTTGTCTGTTATGATCAGTAATTTTGTACCAAGTACTATTATCTAGAGATAATTGAATTCCCGCAGAAATTGGATAATTTGTCATATTCCTACCTTATTGCTCTTGTTGTTTCTTTTTTGTACTGTATCTAATCTTACCATAACTTCGTCTGCAATTTCTTTTTTATTTAGGTCAGTTCCGTTAATAACTATATTATTATTAATGGTTGTTCCCTGAGAATATTTCTTATTGTCTTCTGCTGTTAATACACGTTCACCCTTGTGAATCATTGCAAGGGTGTCAGCAGGTACATAATCTATTCCAGTATTGTAGGAAGGAATGCTGTACTGATTTCCAACCATTCCGCCATTTGCAAATTTTTCTTTTGTTATTACTCCAGCAGGGTTATTCCATGATAGCCACTTTGCATCCGCTATATCTCCAGGAACTTTTCCAGCATTAATTCTATTCATTATAGCGCCTGTCATGCCTTCGGCTGACATAAGATCTCCTAGATTTTCTTTCATGTAAGATCCTATATAGCCATTCTTTTTAACACCCAAAGCTTTGGCCAATGAATAATCTTGCCACTTAAGAGAATTTGTTCCTCTAGTAAAATCTACATACTTACCCTTTGGGGATCCTACAATTTGGTTCATAGAGCCAGATGATTCTCCCCAGTTATTTAAAGAGTTATATCCCGATGCATAAAGGTCTGCCTCTGATTTAGATGATGTTCCAAAGAATCCCATACCATAGAATGAATCATATGATTCTGCACCCTCTAAGATATTTGTTCCTTGTAAATATTCTTCTCCACGGAATCCCTGTGGCTGTGAGCCATGCCACATTCCACCCTTTATCATTGAGTTAACTTTTGCTTGATTTTTCATTTGATTAATTTTGTTGGGAAGTGCAAACAAAGATTTCATTAGTCCGCCAGAATTTGCAATCTTTGATCCGATTCCCATTCCCGCAAAACTTGCTGGCAGCATTGCTGCTGAAAGAGCATCTCCTTTTTTGCCAGTTCCAGAAATTTTTCTAAGTAGTGCTGCTGTACCCATCATTTCTGAAAGAGGGTTTCCAGTTAATGATCTAGCCCACTTTTGCATTAAACCATTTTTTACAATTCCACCATTTGCAGCATTAAAAGTTTCTGACTTTTTCCATGTTCCATATTTTGGCCTAATCTTTTTAAACCAATCAAGGAAGTTATATGGACTATGAGGAATACCCATATCATCACCATAATATGGATACCCACGCCACATATCTGGTTGTCCATCAAAGGTGTCCTTCATAGGCTGTTTCTTTTTTGGCTTTGGAATTATTTTAGGTGGTGGGGTATAAGACATTTCCGTAGGAGTATCAGACATTACTTGCCAATCAATAGGCTTTACTTGTCCTCCGCCTGCAAATTTTTGTGCATTTAAATTATCCATAAAATTAATTCCATATTTTTGAACGGTGTCCGCTTTAATTATATATTCACCATTAGAAACTCTTATCGGCATTCCACCATCCGCAAAGCCAGGAGCAACCATTCCAAGGATAGAATCAGAGGTTCCAGTTCCTGGACCCTTAATAAGTCCGCCTCCTGCTAACTTCTTTTTTGCTGCATCTAGCGCTGTCTTGGCATTAGTAACTTTAATGTTTGAAGTCATTGCAGATATTACATTTTCTAATTTTGTTATTGCTTTATTAAGCTTATCAGCGTCTGTTTCTCTATTAAATTCTGATACTTGAAATAGTTTTTGCTGCTCTATAATAGCAGCGCCAATGTAATCTCCAGACATTTTTGCCTGAGTTGCATCTTTCTGTAATTGCATTAATTTTTGTTGATGATCATATTGTCTTTTAAGTAAATCGTTTGTTTCATTAATAACATCTCTTTTAGATTTTAAAGCATCAAGTTCTTTTTGTAGATTAGCAATGACAAGTTTTGATTGCTTAGTAAGAATATCTGTTCCTTTTACTCCTGTTTCTTCTCCAGTAATTGTTCCTGAAGCTCTAGCAATTGCTTTTTGAAGATCATTATATTTCTTTTTAAACTCAGGAGAATTTGCATATTCTAAAACTTTATCAAAATAAGTTGCTCCCAGACCTGTTAGGTTGGATGGTACTTTTGAAAGATTATTATCTTTTTTCTTTGCATACTCGGAAACATCTCCAGGAGTTGCAAATTGCATTACTGCATTTGCCAATAATATTTGTCCAGCAGTAAGTTCTGCCTGAATTCCTGTTGCCTTATACATTTCTTTAATCTTGTTAATTCTTGCTATTGCATCGGAATTTCCACTATTATTAATAGCAGCAGTAAGGGCTATAACACCAACTTCTGCACTTACTGTTGAAGCATTAAGACCATCTATTCTTTGTTTCATTTGCTCAAAAGATAAAGACCCATTACTAGTTATAGCAAATATACTTGATAACTGATCTGCAAGCGCTCTTTGTAGCGGTGTCATAGCTTTATATGTTTTTTCAACTTTTTCAGTACCGTCTATATATTCAGCCCATACATCTGAAGTTTTATCAACCATAGAATTTAACTTATTTAGTCCTACTGTAGTTGCAGTTTGGGCATCAACAACATCTTTAGATATAGCACTCCACACAGCACCAAAATCTCTTGTTCTGTTTGCAGCGCTTAATAAAGCCAGAACAGTTTTTTCTGCATTTTTTGGATCTAGTCCTCCAGTTGAAATTAATGCAGTTACCTGTGACCTAATTGACCCTGTAACACTTTGTAGGTCAGAATTACTTGAAGATATATTTTTAACAAACTTAGCCAACGGATTGTCTTCTGGTAATGCTTTAATTGCATCAACCATTGCTTGAATTTCTGGAGTAAGTCCACCAAGAGACTGCCCAAGACCTGTTGAGCTATTAGTGATATTTGTTATTTTTATGCTGGTATCCAAAACAGCATCACCAAACATTTTAACTATTTCAGTGCTTGCAGTAAAGGTTGCTCTTACGGTTGCTTCGTGTTCTTTTTGTTTTGCAATAAGAGTAACAAATGCAGATGTAACTAATCCTATTGCTGCACCAGCAGCAATCCCCCATGGACCAAATAGCATACCCATATTAGCGCCAGTCATAGTGGACTGGATAATTCCCTTGCCAGCAAAGTCTGGAAGGGCACTTAGAGCCATGTTAGCACCTAATAGGCCAACTCCTGTACCAAGGCCCCCAACCTTCGCCATACGGCCACTGGGCTTTTCTGCTGCTGGAGGCTTTTGTTCTTTTGGTCTGGCTATTATTGATAATTCTTTTGTACCTGGAGGAATTATAGGACCAATTGGTGCTGGGCCTTGTGGTCTTGATGCTGCTCTTCTTGCTGCTCTTCTTGCTCCCGCTCTGGTGCCATCTACTGCTGTTGAACTTAATTGCTCTGCTTGTGTTTTAACATTTTTTCTACGCTTTTTCATTCCAACTTCAAGACCACGGGCAATATCTTCACCGATAGGAATTGTCTTTTTAGAAGGAGATGCTGTACCTGCTGCTTTAGCAGTAGACTTAATTGCTCCATCTGCAATTTCTTGTGCTTGGCCATTCATAACCTTTGCAGCCTTTGCAACAGATCCTGATGCCATCGGATTGGCCTGTAGTGTAGCGATATCAGTCATTTGTGGCTTATATACGTGACCAAGCTGTAGATCTTTTGCAGAGCCTGGAGTCTTGGTAATTCTTTCATAAATATTTTTCATTGCTGGTCTTATTTGTGTATATGACCTAGTTCCAAATAATTTAGATTTAAAAGCGCCTTTTCTTCCACGCTCTGGAGTTGTTCCTCCAGCTTTTCGTGGTTCAGTAGGAATTGTTCCATAAACATCTGGATCTAGTCCAAATACTTTTCTTACTGCGCCTCTTTCTGCATCAGATGCTATTCCGTTAACTTCTTTTTCTACAGCTTTTCCTGCTTTTGTCCAAGACTGAGAAAATCTTTCATTGGTGTCTTTTATATCTTTAAATGTTGTGTCATATTCTAAGTTTACATTGTCAACAAATTTTTGAGTAACAGAGGTATATTCTTCTGTAATAGGGTCAAATTTACCAGAAATTACAGCGTTTTGTGTTGGAGCTATTCCTCTTGATTCTCCAACTCTTGCAGATAAAACTGATAACACTGAAGCAAGATTTGTTTGTCCCGCCTGCTGTGACATATTTTGTGTAGGGTTTTGGAATCTAATTGCATTTTCTGCAAATATTGGCAGTCTTCCATTTTTAAATCCAGGAATATTTCCAGCAACAAGTCCTGCTGTTAACTCTGGATATTTTTCTACATTTTTAGCTGAAATAATTGCTTCACCATTTGAAGCCATGATTGGAATAGAGTCTGATCTTCCAGTTCCTGGGCCAGAAAGTATTCCTCCATCTACCATTTTTCTTCTTGGTGGATTCATCATTCCAGGATTACGGGTAGCAAATCCTGCACCTGCAGCAGCGGCATTACGATATTCAACTATAAGTTTTTTTAGTGCTTCTGTTTCTGCTGTAAACTGCTGAGTAAGTCTTGCATGTGATTGATTAAGTGAGTGTGCTGCAGCAGCAGCATCTAACTGCTCACTTGTCATATACTGGGTTTGTTCACCAAGATTTTTTGACTGGCCTGTTAAGTTTTGATATCCACTACGAAGCGTTAAAAATAATTTAATTATATTAGCAACGCCGTTGGCAAGCAGACCAAATGTCATAAGTAATACTGGACCAAGGCCACCAACTACTGTAACCATAATTGTTATTGCTTTTTTAGTTCCCTCAGACAAGTTCGCAAATTTTTGTGCTATTCCAGATATAAATTCAATGACAGGGGTGACAGCCTTTAAGAATGCTTCTCCAACTGGAACAAGTGCAAACTTTAAATCTTCAACAGATTTTTTAAACTTATTCATTGCAGATTCTGCAGTCATTCCTAATTCTTTATCAGATAGCGCTGCAAGTTCTTGTACTGAAGATCCTGCTAAAGTAAGCACTCTAGATGCCTGGGTTCCATCTTTAGTAACGTTTTGGAACAAAGCAGACAAACGAGCAAACTGGAACTTACCAAACATTTGTTCAATTGCTCGTGCTCTTTCAAGAGGTGCAAGCGTATCAAGTGCTTGAGCAAATCCAACTACTGTAGCCTTTAGATCTCCCTTATTGTTATTTACAATACTATTAATATCTATACCCAAACCTTTGAGCATTCCTCTTGCTCTAGTGCTTGGATTAATTAATGATGCAAGACCAGACTTTAGAGCGTTAGCGCCTTCTGATGCATTTACTCCTCCTTCTTTCATTGCTGTTAAGAAGAATGCTAAATCTTTTACGTCTCCACCCAATTGCTTTATTACTGGAGCAACCTTTGGAATGGCAGTTGTTACGTCATCAAGAGATAGTACAGTTTGGTTTTCTACTGCGTTAAGAAAGTCAATGTTGTTTGCAAGTTCTGCGCTAGAAATACCAAAAGCATTCTGCAAAGAAATAGTAGTTTCTAGAGCCTTCTGATTATCAAGTTGACCAAGGACGGAAAGCCTTGTTGCTTCTGTTGTTTGACGCTGTAGGTCTACCCCTTGAAAACCTGCTGCAGCGGCATCTGCGGCTAAGCCAACTGTATCTGAAACCGCTATGCCGTATTTAGTAAACTCTCTTCCCAGGGCCTGTATGTCCGCTAGGGCTTGCTTTGTTTCTCCTTGTGGAGTAAATAAATCTCCATATACCTTTTTAAATTTAAGTGCTTGTGCTTCCATTTTCATAAAAGCTTGTGAAGCTGCAGAACCAGCAGCCATAAGTGGCAGGGTAAAACCAACCATAAGTTGGCGACCAGCCCACTGTGTATTCTTACCAAAGTTTAAAAGGTTAGTTGAGCCTTGCTTCATTAACTGATTAAACAGCGCTTGCTTTTGTGCAGCCAATTGTGTCTGTGTTGCAAAGTTGCCCATATCTAGTTCATTAGGAATGATAGCAATAGCCTTCATTGCTCCAGAGGCATCTCTGCCCATCTTAATGTATTGGGTTTGAAGTTTCTTTACCCGATCTTCTGCTACCTTGCCAATTGTGTCATACTCTGACTTAAATAACTTACCAAATGTTTTTGTAGATGCTCCCGCATATCGGAAGTATTCTCGCATTGAGAACTTGTTCTTTTCAAGAGAATTAGTAAAAGACTCTGAAGTTGTTTTTACACTGCGGAGTTCTGCAGAGAAAGATCCAATAGCATTTACGCCATTAAGAAAGTTTCTCTGCAGATCCCTTTGTGCAAGTGCTGCTGTTTCGCTTGATTTAGCGATTGAGGTATGAAACTGCGAAATCTGACGTTGTAGGCCTTTAAGTTGGGCCAATGCTGCAGACGTATCAATATTTACGCCAATATTAGCATTTACATCAGCCATGCATCACCTCTTTTAAGTTTTGTTATTCAAATGCAAGAGTGTTTGCCACAGAACCAAGTTCAATACCTGATGCTGCTTCAACAATCTTGTAGACTGTAGGAAGGTCAAGAATTTCTTCAAGTGCTTCCAAGTCTTTTGCCAATTCTGGCTTATACTGCTGCATAGCAATTTGAACACACTCAACAAGAAGAGTCATTGACTTTTCATTATTATCTGCTACTGCTGCTACTCCTTCAAACTTCTTCATGAACGGACGGAGCAAAGAAATCTTAAGAGGTCTAACCTCAATCTTTGTCCCATCAATCAGAGTAAGTTCGTTCCCCTCGTGTACTTTTGTTGCCATTTGTTCCTCCTATATAGGCTTAGTCAATTATAGCATAACGGAAGGGTCTCTAACGTCTTCATAGTCAAGACCCATGTTAATGCCAAACCCTGCACTTGCTGCTTTAGGACCTTGGAAAGAAAGTATGTCATTACCATCAGAAGTTGCACCTTGGCTAAATACTCTAGCCTTCATATTTTCCCATTCCTTTTGTCCTCTATCTTGTTCTCCCTCAAGGTCAACTCCTTGAATTGCTGCTAAAAATTTCTTTTCTTCATAGTCTAATTCTCTTTTGCTTTCTATGGTTGCTAGTAGTTCTGGCATAGAAAGAGATGTTTCTAGTTCATAATAATCTTTCCATATACCCAGCAAAAAAACCTCTGACTCCAACTTAGCAAGATCAAGTGTATCCCAGGTAATACCGCTATCTGATGCTTGATCCTTTACGGTTTCTTTTGATTTACTGTTTATCTTTATGCCGCCAGCAACATCTAAAACCTCATATATATTTGGCATGTCCAGGTTATCTTCAAGGTCTTCGGTACTCCTAGATATAGATGGGCAGTATTGTTTCATTGCTATTCTTGCACATTCTGCCAATAACCCAATTGCATCATCGTCATCTTGAGCATTACGAACTAACTGAAAAGCATCCATAAACTCACGAAGGTACTTTATCTTTAAGGGCATAGCCTCAATTTCTGTACCGTCAATAAGTCTAATTATTTTATTGTTGTATATTTTTGTAGCCATATACTTCAATTTTATCATACATAAACAACAAAACCCACTATTTTCATAGTGGGCTAAGTCGTTTTGATATTAAATTATGAAGCTGGTGTCCAGGTACGATCTACGATCTTACCGTATGAACCAGAAACATCCTCTGGAAGTAGACGGAATGAAACTTCAAACATTGAAGCCTCATCACGCTTTGCAGATACTGTAACATTCTCAATTGAGAGTGCACGGTATGCTGTGTAAACACGCTCTACATAAGCAGAATCTACGCAATCGCCTGTTCCTGGACCTACTGCGACCATACCACGCTCAACTGGACATTCGCCAATATCGCCTGCAGAAAGGTCAAGTGCTCTTCCTGCTGAAGATGACTTTGTTCCTGATAGCTTGGAATCGCTGTAAGCCAAAGCAAGTAGAAGGTTTTCTAGTGTTGCTTCAGCAAATGCTGTTGCAAGATTAACCTGCATGCCTTGCTTGTAAAGCTTTGCAACGTCAAGAATCTGGTCAACTGTAACTTCGCCGAAGTCAGGTTGAAACTGCAGTTCAAGACCGTTCATTGTATAGCCAACGTTTGTATAGTCAGCATCATTAGTAAGTGTGTCTCTGAAAGTCTTTGAAGACTCAAAGGCAGTTAATGATGTTGCATCCAAAGTTGTATCTGCAACGAATAACGCTGCTGCACCAACGATAATGTTGGTTGATGTACCACGACTGTAATTAGCCATTTATTCACCTCTTTTTCCTAAATAGGGTTATTAAGTTGTTTGGCGCTGTTTCCTCGTATTAATTATAACAGCATTTTTAAGTGTATAGTGGCAGATCAGAGTCTTTGGTATGGTAGTCATACTCAATTATCAACTTACCCCGCCAATTAAACTTTATAGATCCTAACTCAACAAGATCTCTTGTTTCATCAATTTGAAAAACCTTAAAACGATGAAAAAATACATTTAAGGCTGGAACCTGGTCTGGATTATTAATAAGCCAGTTATTTACATCTTGTGCTGCTGAGTCTTCCCTATCTAGGGCAGCCGAAATAATTCTAGCTATATCAAACCCTTGGGCATCGCTAGACGAGTGGATCGTATAAACTAGTTGTTCTCTTTTGTGTCTGTACATTGAGCTTGGTCTATATCTTGCTAGTCTGTCATATGCTATTAAAAATGCATCTCCAGTTACCGTAATTTCTCCAAATAGGTCATCTAGGTTAGTGGACTGGACTGGAACGATTGGGTCTATACCCTCAATGCCAGTTACTATACCAAATTCTTTAAGCTGGGCAACAACATATTTATTAATAAAAATAGGTGGAAAGCCTGTCTCTGCCGCAACGGTTGCCATAGTCTTATTCTACCCCAATATGTGCGTTTGCAATCCATCTAAATCCAGTTTCAACTCCAGTAGACTTTCCAGCCTTTGATCCCTTTTTAATATTTTTCTTATAAAGGATTGGATTATTGATGTAGGATTTTAATCCAGAAGATGCAAGAAATGACTGTCTAAAGTAGACATTAAAGAATTCATCAATTATGCGTTCAAAAGATCCTGCAACATAATCTCCCCCTGGATTGTCAATGTTAATGTCATTACTTGTAAATATGGTTTCTCCGTTAGATTCAAACACTAACACCTTTGCCTTTTTGGGAGAAATAGTAACTGGCAATCCTTCTTCCATTATTCTTGCTTTATTATAAAACGGAGTTGATGATCCTTGAGATAATGAACTTGATTGCTTTAGTGTTGAGTTAAAGGATAGTCCTAGATTGCTAACTGTATAGTCAAAATCAAAAAGTCTAGCACTTGGACTACCAGTTTTATACCACTCGTATATATGATGTAAAGCTTTTGGGTTTGATCTTGCTTCAGCATCAACGTACTCCTTTAGTACTAAAACTGTACTTTTGCCAAGATTTCTTAAAAAAACATTTTTGCCCTTTTTTGCTCCATCTAAAAACCCAATAGAATAATTTGCCACATTCATAATAGTTTTTTCAAAATCTTTAACATTAATAGAAACTCTCATTAATCGCCTACTGTCTGGTTTTCAGATCTACGCCATACCATGTGGTAGTACTCGATGCTCTGAAGCCCTCCAACAAAAGGCTCAACAGTTGCAATTTCAAATATTGTTCCTCTTCCGTTTCTTGGCCCTGCTGTTTCTCTGTAAACTAGATTATCTCCTGGAAGCCTAACATTTGTTATAAGAATATTTGTAATGTTATTGTTTTCGTTTTTTGAAGATGTTCTTATGTCTGATTTTGATCTTGCAACAAGCTTTCCTTCAGAAACTAGAAAAACTGCTGGAGAAGTGTCTTCATTTGCCTTTTGATTTAAAGACTGTGCATTGCATGTAATTGTTCTATCAAAGATCCATTCTTTAATAGCCTTGCCATACTCGCTTTGCTTAATTATTGGATAATAAACATCGGCAAGCATTGGGTACATAAAGTCTGTTGTATCACAATTCATCACAGCATCCCAGGGGTACGAAAGTTTGTCGTGTACTTATCAAGAATAATATCAACTAAGATGTTTCCAGTACCATTAAATTTAGATGGATCATATTTTATTTTAAACTGATCTGTTTCGTATTCAGTAACATATGATTTGTAGTGATCCATTTTACCGCATTTAAGATCATTAATTATCATTGTCATTGCATCTTGTATATCATTTGGAATAACTTTGTATCCAGAATCATAGTCAATTATATAATCAAATCCTTCAGGAAATGCAACTGCTGTATTTTTTGTATTAGTCCACATGTTGTCATAATTTTCGTATGGGGCGTAGACGTAAAATGAGTCTGAGCCTGCATCTCTATACTTAAGAGGTTTTCTTTCTGAACGATCTTTTGATTCATAGTATTCTGAATCTGTGGGAACTTTTACAATTGCAGTTCTATCTTTTGTAATCTCATAACTAAATCCGTCTAGAGAAGGACCATCTACGGTATTTGTAATATCGTATACAAGTTTACCATTTTCAAATACTTGATTTACTTTATAGATTGTGCCCCAAACAGGAATATAGTCTGTTCCCTGACCAACAACCTCAAGAATTTTTCTTTCAAATGTAAATCCACGAGTAGTTAGTGCATCAACTATTGCTCTGGCAATACTCTCATTGTATTTTGCTTCTGCAATCTCTGTTGCAGTTGTTCCTAGTGTATTTGGATTAACATACGGTCGTATAATTGTAAGCATGTCTTGAACAACAATATTGTCTTCTGAATCTTCATCATCGTTAATTTTATAAATTTCAACAGAGTAGTCGTGGTCATATTTAATTAAGTCCCCCGCAAGGGTAAGAGTGACTTCTTTTGCTACGCTAGATTGAATTACTTCAGATGCCCTGACTGTTCTTGTAGAGTTTTCAATAGTAACCAAATAGTTGGTACTTGCTAAAGGAACATCGTATTTAATCTCAATTGGGTATGGGGGCAGTCTAAGAATTATCATATTTATTTACCGTAATGCCTTGCCACTTCTTGAGGTGTCGCCATGCGAACCTTACTGTGGGTAAGCCACTTCTCGGAGACCTCCTTGGTCACAATGTTATAGCCTTTTACGACTTGGCCAACTTCATTCCAATATATATTTCGCTCTGAAAACAACGCTACCTTTTCTTCTGCTTGTTTTTCAATTTTTTTAGACTCTACTGGCTCTTCTCTTGGAGTCCAGCTAGCAATCACCTCAAGCATATTTAGCTTTGTTGTTGCCCCAAACAAATCAATATTGTTCTTTTTTGCATAAGACTTTATCTCCATAACAGTCTTTTTAGACAAATCTTCAATAATAGACATTTATTCCTCCTATGTCATTATACCAGAATTAGCGTCGTCTACCTCTACTAAAATTATTTTGCATTGGTAAACGAATTCCGCTCTGTACCCCTGATGGGTTGACAGCATTTGGTCCCGATGTTTCTCCAAGAGTCGCTCCTGAAGTTCCTAATGTATTAACTTGCAAGCCGCTAGATCCCATAATAATAACGCCTGGAGTTCCTAATGTAACAATTGCGCCTTCTCCATTGTGGCTATGATCTACTGGTATTCCTGGATATGACATATTTACTCCTAAAAGAAAATAAGGAGGGTAGTTTTTACGCTACCCTCCCTATTAAGTATTTCAGTGATTATGAATTGTTTGCTGCTGTTGCGAATGCAACTGCGTCAAGTTCTTCCCACTGAAGACCGAAGCGGACGAATACTGTGTATTCAATTGTGTCCTTCTTTGGCTGGTAGAAACGGTTTACAGTGATATCACGCTGGAATCCCCATACACGGTTCTGTGGGAATGTCAAGTCAATATAACCTGCAGGGTAGTAAGGAACTTCCTGAACTTCAACACCGAGAACACGAGTTGTACGTGCTCCGCCGAATGTCTGTGCTCCGCCATCAAGATATGCTTGACGGTTTTGTGGAGTACCTGCTGGTGTACCAGCAAATGCTTCTGCGATTGCATCAGCGAGTGTTCCGTTGTTCTTTACGATACCTTGGAATGCATCTGTGCCTGCATAGAACTTAAGATTGTTCTTGATTGCACGATACTTGCGTGGCATTGCGAGAATAATGTTTTGCATAATCTCTGTTGTCCATGCGTTATCTGCTACAGTGACCATTGACTCATGTGAGTCTCCGCCCTGTACCTTTGAAACGAAGCCTTCCATAATGTTAAGGAAAGCATTGTTACCAGTTCCTGTACCATTAATTGCAAGATCTTCAATGTCGTTAGCAAAAGCACTTGTCATCAAACGTACGAGATGGTCTTCAAGAGCGCCACCTTCTACGTTATCTTCTAGTGCTTCTGTTGATACTTCCCAGTCCAGACGAATCTTCTTTGTAGTCAATTCAACCTTTGAGAAAGTTGCGCCTGCATTTGTAAATGTAGGGTCTGCTTGTGCTGCTGCACGAATTACACGCTCACCAACGTTAACTTTTTCAAGTTCCATTGTGTTTGCTCGCATTGTAACTCTACGTCCATCTTTAGCGAGAACTGTAGCATCCCACACATAATCAATGAAGCGACGTGCTTGTTCAGGCAATAGAATACCACCTGCAGTACCGACAGGGTTAACTGCGTTGGCACCTGATGTTCCGTAATTTGCTCCAGTAATGTTACCTAGAACGCCGTCACGACCACTTACGATGGCTGCTGCGTCTGCTGTAGAACCAGATGCTACTGCACCTGTTCCGTCATGGCCGTGGCCAAGGGTAGTTCCTGGATAGTTTTTTACGATATCTTCTGACATATTGTTCACCTCCTAGTGATTTTTATGTTAGTTGTATAGGTCGGAGAATTTGAGGAAACGTCCGCCCCATAGGGATTTTTGAACTGGAGATGAATCCAATTCCTGCACGATCTCGCCTAGATCGCCAGACTTGCGGAAAGCGGTGTCCTTTTCTACGGAATCAACTCTCTTTCCAATTTCATTAAAGGTACCCTTGATTTGATTTACATCAGTTGTTGTGGCATCAAGAGATTTCTTTATGTTAGCAACTTCATCACTAAGTGATTTAAGTGTTGCTGTTAGATCGCCAAAGGCATTAGTAACAGAATCTTTAATTTCAGTAATTGCATTTGCGATTACTTCATCAGCCTTTGCAGCATTTTCTGCTACTGGTGCTTCTAGATTCTGAATTGCATCTTCTGTTGAAGATGTAGCACTATCTTCTACAATAGAATCAGACTTTTCTGCTTCAGCAACTGGTGCTTCTGCTTCTAGGACTTTTTCTACTGCTTCTGTTGGTTGTGCCTCTGGAGTGACCTCTGCTGATACTTTTGTTGTCTCTTCTACTACTGGAGCATCGAGAACTGTTGTATCTTCTGTCATAGGACTTACCTCCTTGTTAATCTTAGAAGTATTAATGCCTTTAGCACTATCAACTAAGAACTTTATCATATCTGCTTTATCTGAGTCATTCTTTTCTACAAAACCAATGTTTTTCATTTCATTACCACTTACTGGGCTGAGGTATGTTTCTTCATCAGATGTAAGTACAATCCCTGTTTCTTCATCATAGAATACATTTTCTACAATGGTATTTGCTATGTCGCCTTTAATTGTGCTTACGCCATCAATTTTTTCAACTGACATAATACTTGCAAACTGATTTGCTGGTGAATCCACTAAGGATAATTCTACTAAATCATAGTCTTTGATAATTCTGATTGACTTATCAAGTTCTTCATTATATGCGTCGTCCCACTTGTTCATTCGTCCCCCGATAGAAAAACCAGTGTAGGTGCCATCTAAAACTTTTTCCCAAGCATCGCTTGCACCTTTAGAGATATATGTAGAAACATAAATTCCCTTATAAAACTTTTTTGATTCTGGATCAAAATATTTTTCTTCTTTAAATGAAATCATTTTTCCAACTGCTGAAGGTTGGTGCATTTCACGAATGTTTCCACGGAATTTTGCAAAGGCGCTCATTGATGCTTCTGTTGTAACAATATCATATTGTTTATCAACATTATCTAATGATGCAAACCCAGAGACAATTCTCTTCTCAATATCAACTTTACCAAAGGGCATTGATAGGCGAACATTGTCGCCGTCAGTGGTCCAGAAAGCCTTATTTGTGTTCATAATATATCCCATTATACCAAATGTTTTTGTAGATTTCTCAATTATTGAGATGATCTACCTTCACCCTTTGGATTTCGACCAGCGACCGTTGCAGAACCATCAGACTGATTACTTGTTCTTTCTGCATCTCTAGAACGATTGCCATTTGCCCTTGAGTCTGCTGCCTGTCTTGGACTAAGTTCAAGTGGCTCATCTCCGTGATCTGCCTGTGGAAGATCAAGAATTTCACGAGCTTCATTAGGCAACATGATCTGGTTTTTAACATAGCGCTCAAGAATTTGAGACTGTGCAATTTCATCTGTAAGCGTAAGTTCATTAAACTTAAACTGAAGAATATCTCTCTTTTCTTTGATAATCTTGCTGATT